TATGGGGTTGCTTTGCCATTATTTTAATTGATTGAATAAACGGTCTATTTCCTTTTTGACATTGTTGAATAAGGTTTTGGAGTCGCCTATAAATTGGCGCTTAGGCATACCTTTTAAGCCCTCGTTGTGTCTTAAGGCATACTCCTTATGAGTGTAGAAGGTAACCTGCATTTTCTCTACACGTGCCATAAATGAGTGTCGTAACTTGTTGCCTCCAGAGTTGTATCCTGTAAGGATAGCTCGCCCCTGGTTACGCTTGCCAAAGGGGGTAAGGGTGCCCTTTTTGCCTACCCTATCCGAGCGGTAACGAGTAAGGTCTCGCCCTCGTGTATCCCTAGTTTTGCGAGGTTGCCACTTCTGTAAGCCCTCATCATTAAACCCCTCATCTTGGAAGTTCTTTTGAATAAACTTGAGTCCCTCTGTTTTAAGTACAATAGGGATATCCTCTTTCACTAATCGTGCGAGGACTTCGAGGTTTCGGCGGAGTTCTGTAAAGTTGTTGTTAGACATAATCACCAATGATTTTTATAGGTTTTTCGCCCTCCGAGCTTCATAAAAGGGGTGGGTGTATCGGGGGTGCCGTCGCCATCGGTGTCTCTTAGGCGCTTGGGTAGGGCGACTTCTATTTCTCCTTTGGCTATTTTTTCAAGCCATAACATAGCCTCGTCATACCTAAGCTTTGCCACTTGGTTGAGGGTTTTAGTTCGTCTTATATAGATTTCATGGATAACAATATCCTTGAGGTACTTGAGCAGTATTTTGCTACGTTCATCTCCCTCTTTGGCAAAGATAGCTTCGGTATCGTAATACTTGTACAAGTAAGAAGCTATTAGGTCTATGCTTTCGGCAATGATTTCTGTTACTATCTGCTCGTCGCCTTGGGTGATAAGGTCTATTACCTCTTTGGCGGCTACGGTTTTGAGTTCTTCTTTGGTTAAATACACTTTACTAATGATTAGTTGTTAATGATTAATGACTTGCGATTTGCAATCTTCTACCCGTATAGGGGTAGGGTGTGCGCCTATAAATATGAGTGGTAAAGGTTATGCGATAGCTCATAATGCCGTCATCACTTAAGCGCAATTCTTCCTCTCGCACCTGCTGTACGGGTTTGAACTGCTCACCTTGTAGGAATTGTATGGTATCGGTGATTTTGTCCAATATATCCAGTTCCATAAGTCCCTCTTCGGGGTCAGCAGTGCCTAAGTGTTGGTCTGTCCAGCCGTCTTTGCAATAGAAGTCTATATGAAACTCACACTCGCCCTCTTGCACGTGTTGGGTCATCGTCTCGTATGTGATAGGCATTACCTGAATGAGAGCGGCTGTCCATATTTCGGGATAGCCGTTTTCGGGGTTATCAAACTGACCACGTTGCAGGTCTATCAGCTCAATACCTTCAATGGTAGCAAGGGCTTGTTTTACTTTTACAAATAGTTCTTTTCTCGGTGTCATAGTGCGAGCCGCACGGGCTTATTTTAGGTGAATAATTAGGTTATATGCTACGTCTTTTGTGTTTAGCAATAAAAGGTCGCCCGCTTTGTAAAGGGTTTTCGGAATAGCCAAAATATTGTTGGGCAAGGGTAATGGCACGCTCTAAAGTATCGGGGGCGTCATCGTGTGAGGTAGTCCCTTTTTCAAAGGAAAGCACCTGCTTAATAAAAGCGTTGTAGTCACGTTCTGAACGCTTGGGAAGACTCTCGTCCCAGTACAATATTTTGCGAAAGAGCGCATTGGTAATACCTGCTGAAATGCGATTGTGCTTGTCACCCTCTTGATGCAAACCAATAGGGATATTAGGGCAAGCATTGTCCTCAGCACTCTGCATAATAATAGGGGTGTAGACGGCTTTCTGTGCCATAGTAGCATCAAAGAAACCCATAGTATTAAAGCCTTTTTTAAGGTACTTCTTTACCCACTGGGCGCGCACTTCCATAGCTGCATTAAGTTCACACCTTTGGCAGAAGACTTCCAACACGTACAACTTAATACCTTTGATACCAATGAGTACCCCCGCTTTATAGTCGCCCGTAGCGGTGTAAGATAAGTCCCAATGGTCAAGCAATCCGTCCCAAGCCTCATTATTTGCTATGTGTACCAAGGCAATATCTTTCGCCTTAAAGAGTTTGCCCTCCTCAATAGGATTGTTGAAATCCTCCCGCTGTGAGGTATAGTAGTCATCATTCATTAGGATACGAATAATATCCTCCTTAGTATCGCGTTCTTTCCATGAGGGTTCCCACTCTACATCCATATAGTTCTCTCGGGTGATATTTACAGTAGCAAGGTTTGTAACTGAATCGTGCAGGTGTGGGCTATCTTTCCACTTGTCATAGAGGTAGTCCAATATGCCGTCTTTGACGATATAGTTGTTATTGATGATGAGCCTTCCTCGCTTGCGGTGAAAAGCCTTCACCAAGTCGCCCGTTATTTTTTTGCCATACTTCTCTATCATATCGGGGCGTTTGGCACGGTCTAAGTCCTCTATATCATCCAAAATAGCCAAGTCGGGGCGATACATACCAAAACGTAACCCTCTGAAAGGTTGGTTAAGTCCCAAGGCTTTGAAGTGCTTGCCGTCTGTAGTCTGAAAATCACCATCCGACCAATCCCCATAAGAGAGTTGCAAGCCAAAGTCCTTGATAAACTTTTGATTGTTCTCTAAGTGTGCTTGTAAGTCGGACAGTAGTATTTTAGCCAAGCCCTCGTTAGCCCCTATAAGGATAGGAAAGAAGGTAAGGTTGTTCTGTTTGAGATGGCATATATTGCCCACATTGGACTGTATGGACTTACCTGCACCCCTAAATTTCTTTCTGAATTGGCGTATAAACGGGTCCTTGTACAAACGAATATAGTCGTCAATATGAAACTTAGGTGTCTTGGCATCACCCAAGGGTAAACCACTGTCAAGCCCGAAATAGTAATCGAAAAACTCACCATAATTTTCGGGTTTTAAAAGTCGCTTGATACGTGCTTCCTGCTCATCTGCTGTTTCCTTCTGTATAGCCTCATAGGTAAGCTCTCGTATCATTTTCGACTTTGCAAAATAGCGCTCTTTGGCTTCTTTGAGTTCTGTTTTAGTCATCTCCTTTCTGTAATAATTCGGTTATGTACATATCAAAGTAAGGGCGTATCTCCTTGATCGTATTCATATAGGCCTCACGCTTTTTACCCGTGCTTTGCCCTGCTTTCTCTAAGATAAAGTTAGAGAAGCCGTCAAGGCTCTCCATCGTATATACTGCTATTTTATTATGGTCAGTAATACGGTCAAAGGCGGCAACAATTTTAGTAATATCGTCCGCCTTATAGGGCAAGGGTTCACCCCGCTCAATAGCCTGCGCACACTTGAGGGTGAGTTTGCGAATATTGGAAGGTCTGAGTGTTTGTAGTTCTTTCTCATCGTCCCATTTGCCCTCCTCTCTCCACTTGCCAAGTGTCTTAATACCTATGCCTATCATTTCCGATATATTGGCAATGCTAAAGCCCTTAGTAAAAAGTTCTTTGCCTTGCGACCTCTTATAATCTGCCTCTACAGCTGTCAATCGTGCCATATCTATTGTAGTAATTCATTTATCTTGTTATTAATCTCGTCAAACTTTGCCACGTTGTTAGGGGCAAAGTTGCCAACTCCTGCAGGGGTTTGTATGATAGCTGTTTTAAGCTCATTTAAAAGTTCGTTTAAAAGGCTTTTAAAATCTACTTCCCCACGTTGCAGATGTACCCCCGCATTGTCTATGGTAAGCTGAGTGTTTTCTATCCGTAAGCTCACGCTCTCAATCTCACTATAAGCTACCACATAATAGCGGTTTTCGTCCTCTCCAATCGAAGCAATCAGTACGCTACTTCCTACCTTTGGAAAAAGGTAAAACCGTTCGGCATTATCGTTAATCACCGAAGCTAAGCGTACAGTATATTGTAACTCATCGTCTTTCACCACGCATGTGCCTTGCGCTTTGTCTACTGATACTACTTCTACGGCTATGGTAGGGGTTTTGCGTTTGCCTAACTTACGAAGCCCCTCGGCTAATTCTCTATCTATACTCATAATCTTGCTCCTATGGTTATTTGTCGGCGTGCCCCATTGCGACCAAAGGTAGTTTCTACCTTCTTAATGAAGTAGCGTTCGTCTATCTCTTTCAGTTCTTTATCAATAATATGTGCCTGCATACCACGTGTAGCAAAAGGGACTAAGAAGCTCGTTATAGAGCCGTCAAAGCCGTCATACTTTAGTTTTTCCATTTCTGCTCGTGCCATAGCCCGTAGTTTTGCTTCATCACTCACCACAGAAGTGTGAAATGTTCTCAGCTCACCATCAGGATCACCCTCTTCTACAGTTTTCTTTTTATTATTTTTGTCAATGTAGGTATATTGTACTTTTAGCCTACGTTCGTCCTTGGTACGATATTCCAAATCGTTCGCCACAATGTTATAATTGAGGTCATAGCGTGCTGTTTGCCCTATATTAGTAAGCTCCGAAAGCCCTGCATATAGCTTGCCCTCATCATTAATAAAGATACTTAGCCTAAATTCCTCTTTGAGCTTATCCAACACCTGTGTACCATTGGCATTGCGAATAAGCCATTGGTCTAACTGCATTTGTGGTATATTATCAGCCAAGGCAATAGGAGTATCTTTCACTACCTCCTGCAATACTTCTTTAAGAGTTGTTTTTTGCCACGATTTGTTGATGTTTTTTCGTCTGAGCAAATACATAGCGTCTTCACACTCTATGCTTACGGGAATGTTTGGCTTGACTTTCTTTACATAGCCTTCAAACTCTACCCCACTATATACACCCTCGTATGCAAGGGTAATGCTCACCTTATCGCCTGCTTTGATAGCTTTTTCCGTGTAGAGCCTATCACCTCCCTTGGTTACTTTAAAGTGGGTAGGAAGTTCAATCGTACAGGTATCGGCTAATTCGTCTACCGATTTGGTGATCTTCACGCTATGTACAGCCTTAAAAGTATAGTCGCCTATCTTTATAATTGCCTGTAATACAAACATTAGTATAAGTTGTTAAGTTGGGTTCGTTTTTCGTCTAATTCGGCATAGAAGTCCATATCCGACACGGCTTTGATGGTGTACTTCTGTATGCCCTCCTTGCCCTCCATAGCCTCGAAACTAATATCTTTTAGCACGATGTTACGAATATCAAAGAGGGTAAAGAGTTTGTTACCTATGACCTCCAGACTTTCGTTCTTTTCAAACAAGCGGTTAAGGCTTTGTACTTGTGCAGTAGGGTACAAGTCGGGGTTGTTTGGGTCTATGCAAAGCCCCTTAATTATAATCTGCCAGTCTTCAGTAGCGATGTACTCTTTTACCTTACCCCTGCGGTGTCTGCCTACTGTTGCCGTCTCTACAATGGTTTTAGTGAGTGAAAAGCTCACTAAAGGTTCGTTAGGAAACAGCGTTTGCACGCCTGCTTTATCGGCTACATTAAGTGTCATAAAATACTGACTACCATTGCTACGTGCCTCACTAATATTCGAGAGGCTTGGTAGTACATATTTTGTTTTGTTATTAGCCCACCACGAGGGGAAGGCTGGTCCTACATAGTCTAAAAATGCTCGTGCAGTGAGTTCTTTGAGGTCAAATTCCATTATACTTCTTTGTTTTTTCGTTGCAAAGTTCGTGGGATTAAGGGAGGTAACGAAATTCTTATACAAGCCTTGTACAAAATCTGTACAATGGTTGTACAGAATTAGTACAAGGTTTGTACGCCGATTTTCCCCGCTGTAAAACCTGCAATACCTTTGCACCCGAATTGAGAAATTAACCCAAAATAGGAAGCCAATGAAGCACCAATTTATTAT